GTTTGTCCACCACTAAATACTCTTGCCTTCATGTCTTCCCATTCTTTTTGGCCCTTTGATTCTCCAGACTGAGCATCTAAATCTACTCCCTGAATAGCAGCCAAAAACTTTTTTTCGGTATAGTCCAACTCTCTACTTACTTCTATTGTAGCCATTAACTCTGGCATAGATAATGATTTTTCTAATTCTTGATAGTCTTTCCAAATACCCAGCAAAAATACTTCTGATTCTAATTTTGCTAGATCTAAAGTTTCCCAGGTTACTCCACTTTTTTCTGCCTGATCTTTAACTGGCTCTTCAGACTTTTTATTAATTTTAATACCAGCAGCCACATCCAATATAACATATAGAGTTGCTAAATCTATATTATCTTGGACAGCAAAGATGCTATTTGATATTTGTGGATAATATTGCTTCATACATATTCTTACACATTCTAGCAAAATATCAATTGCTTCATCATCATTACTTGTATTTTTTATACCTTCAAATGCCACCATAAATTCACGAAGATATTTAATCTTTAGTGGTATTATTTCTAATTCTGTATTATCGAATAGTAAAATATTTTGACTATTATATATTGTAGTTGCCATAGAAATTCAATTCTACCATAAAACAACAAAGCCCATATCCGAAGACATGGGCTCTGAAGTATAGTTAAACTATTATGATAGAAGATCTCCGAATGTGCGATCAACGATCTTACCGTATGATCCTGAAGTATCCTCTGGTAGCAAACGGAAAGAAACTTCAAACATTGAAGCCTCATCACGCTTTGCTGAAACTGTTACGTTTTCAATTGACAAAGCACGGTATGCTGTGTAAACACGCTCCACGAATGGAGAATCTACGCAATCACCTGTGCCAGGTCCTATTGCAACAATTCCACGCTCTACTGGACATTCACCGATATCTCCTGCAGATAAGTTCAAAGTCTTACCTGTGTGAGTTGCGACGTTTCCAGTTAGTTCATCTGAGCCAAATGCTAGAGCCAAGAGAAGGTTCTCAAGGGTAGCTTCAGCAAAAGCAGTTGCAAGATTAACTTGCATACCTTGCTTGTAAAGCTTTGCAACGTCAAGAATTTGGTCAACTTGAACTTCACCGAAGTCTGGTTGGAACTGCATTTCTAGACCGTTCATGGTGTAACCTACGTTAGTATATGCTGCATCATCTGAAAGTGTTTCTCTGAATGATACTTCAGTGCTAAAAGACTCCAATGTATTTGGAGTTAGGGTTGTATCTGCAACAAAAAGTGCTGCTGCACCAACGATAATGTTGGACGATGTTCCACGACTATATGCCATTTATTCACCTCTTTCTGTAAAAATAGATATTAAGTTTTGGCGCTTGTTTCCTCAAACTAATTATAACACCATTTTAGGTGTATCTAGCGCCTACTGCATCTGTAGTATGATAGTCATACTCAATTACCAGTTTATTTAGGAATAATGTCCTAGCTGATGCTAACTCTGCTATATCCCGTGACTCATCTGCCTGATAAACCTTTGTATTGTGAAAATATACGTTTGGGGCTATAGCATTTCCAGCTTCATCCAAAATGTCATTAGAAGCAATCCAAGCATTCATATCTTGGGCCGAAGAGTCTTCTCTATCTAAACACTCAATAATTACTCTGGTTACATCAAATAGGTTAGTCAAATCTGGGGCATATATAAAATACACTAGCTGCTCACGCTTATTTCTATAAAAGGCATTAGGCCTAAATCTAATTAATCTGTCAAACATAATTACAGTAGCATTAGGGTTATTTTTGATATATATACTATCGTTATAAATGTCTTCTATGTTTATTGGGCTTTGGGCTGGGAAGAAAGGCTGAAATGGATTAGGCCCATCGGGGACTAAGCCAAATTCCTTTAACTCACTATTCACAAAAGCATTAAGAAAAATTGGGGGGAAGCCAGTATTCAAATTAACATTAGAGACCATATGCCTATTCTACACCAATCTTTGCATTAATTATCCATTTATATCCAGTATCAATACCCTTGGATTTTCCTATTTTAGATCCAGCCTTAATGTTTTTCTTAAATACTGTAGGCCTACTAATATAGTCATAAATGCCACTAGCTCTAAGAAATGACTGCTTAAAATATTTCAATATAAACTCATCCATAATATTTTCAAAAGATCCCTGGACATACTCTCCTCCAGGGTTTCTAACAGTAACTGAGTTTTTTGTAAATATGGTATTGCCACCTTCTTCAAATACTAAGACTGAAGATTTTTTAGGTGTTATTGTTACTGGAATACCCTCTTCCATAATTCTTGCTTTATTGTAAAATGGAGTATTAGAATCTTCTTTTAATGTTCTAGATTGTCTAAAGGATGAGTTAATACTTAGTCCCCGATTATTAACTGTATATTGTAAGTCAAATAGTCTTGCCTCTGGACTACCAGTTTTATACCACTCATAAACGTGATGCAATGCATTTGGATTACCCCTTGCAGAAACATCTATATAGGCTGCTAAAGTTTCAATAACTCCAGAACCAAGATTATTTAAAAATTTAGCTTTTCCTTTTTGAGCTCCATCTAAAAAGCCAATAGCATAATTGACAATATTTGTCATTTGTTTTTCAAATTGTTTTGTATTGGTTCTTGCTATCATTAGTCACTCACTGTTTGATTCTCTGTTCTACGCCAGAGCATCTTAAAATATTCTACTGATCCAAAAGGTCCAGTAAATGGTTCTACGGTTGCCATTTCGTATATGGTTCCTTTTCCAGATCTTGGACCTGCTGTTTCTTTATAAATCATCTCGTCATAAGCATTGCGAATGTTAGTTACTAAAATATTGGTTATAGCATTTTCAGAATTGTTAGAAGATGTTCTTGGATCAGTTTTAGTTCTAGCAATAAGCTTATTCTCATATTGAAGAAATGTTTCTGGTTTAATATCTTCAGTTCCTGCACCGCCAACGCTTGTAGCATTACAGATTATTGTTCTATCAAAAACCCAAGTTTTAGTTGCTTGACCATACTGTGTTTGATTAATGATAGGATAATATATATCAGCCTTCATTGGATACATAAAGTCTGTTTGTTCGCAAGAATCCATTATAAGACTCCTGGGCGGATAATCGTTTCTACGTATTTATCAAGAATTTTGTCTACCATAATATTGCCAGTGCCTTCTATCATTCTTTTATCATATTCAATTTTAAATTGATCTGTGCTATATTTATTTACATACCGCTTGTAATAGTCTAGTTTGCCACACTTAATATCTTCAATTAACATTTTTGTTGCATCGGCAATATCTACTGGAACTACTTTATACCCAGTTTCTAATAAAAATATACAGTCAATGCCTTCTGGAAATGCTGCTGCTGGAACAATAGTTTGAACATTTCCACTATCTTCTGTATCAAATAAACTAATTGAATCTGAAGGTGCTACGGGTATGCTTGGATATTTTCTTTCTGCACGACTTAAAGAATCAACATATTCTATTGGATCTTTTGTAATAGCAGTTTTATCTTTGGTAATTATATAGTTATAATTTTTTAATGCTGGACCGTCTGTAGTATTGCTAAGGTCATATACCAACTCTGCATTTTCATATGCCTTTAAAATTTTATGTGTTCTTTTCCAAAGAGGTATATAATCAGTTCCTTGCCCAACAACTTCTAAGTATGTTCTATCATAATAAAACCCACCAGTAATAGAATCAATCATCATTCTTGCTAAATTTTCATATTCTGTATAAGCAGCAATATCTGTAGCTGTTCCAGAAGTAGCAAGGGTTGCTGGATTTACATATGGCCTAACAATTTCTAAATTATCCTGAACTACAACATCTCCACGAACAAGCTCTGCTCCAGATGATCCAGCATCCTCATAAATAGTAAGCGCATAAGACTTATCATATTTTACAAAATCTCCAGTTAAAGAATATACAATTTTCCCTTCTGAAGAAGATGTTACTCCAGATTCTGCGCTAATAAATACTTCAAGTTCTGTTTGCTCTGCCACGTCTTCAATAACAAGAATATAATCTGCTAACTCATCTGGAACTGAATAGGTTACAGAGAGTGGATATGGGGGAATACGAAGAATTGTTGACATAATTATTTACCGTAGTATGAGGCTACTTCTTCAGGCTGTGCAATTCTGACTGCCTTACGAGTAATCCACTGTTCCGATGCCTCCTTTGAGACGATGTTATAACCAACCTTTAAATCACCTAGGCCATCCCAATATATGTTTCTATTTGAATATAGGGCTACTTTTTCTACTTGATCTTTAGGTTTTTCAGTATCTTTTGATACCGCTTTTTCTGTTGGAATAAAATTTGCTATAGCTTCTAGAATTTCTAACTTAGTTGATGCATCAAATAAATCAATATTATTTTTCTTGGCATATGCCTTTAATGCCATTACGGTTTTTGTTGATAATTCTTCTATAGTTAAATTCATATTACTCCAATACTCATTTGTAATTATACCAGAATATGACTAAGGGAGGACAACTTTTTAGGTTGGCCTCCCCTTGTCTTAATTGGTTATTGATTAGGAATCTGTTGAGTCTGCATCTGCGTAAGCAACTGCATCCAACTCTTCCCATTGAATACCAAATCGGACGAATACTGTGTATTCGATGGTGTCTTTCTTAGCACGATATTCACGGTTTACTGTGATATCACGTTGGAATCCCCATACACGGTTTGAAGGGAATGTCAAGTCGACATATCCTGCAGGGTAGTAAGGAACTTCAAGAACATCTACGCCAAGCACACGTGTTGTGCGTGAGTTGCCGAATGTCTGTGCAGATCCATCAAGATAGTCTTGACGGTTTGCTGGTGTTCCTGCTGTGCGAGTAGCAAATGCTTCTGCTACTGCGTCTGCAAGTGTTCCATTGTTCTTAACAATACCTTGGAATGCGTCTGTGCCAGCATAGAACTTAAGATTGCTCTTAAGTGCACGATACTTGCGTGGCATTGCCAAGATGATGCTTTGCATATGTGCTGTTGTCCACTCGTTATTAGCGACAGTAACTGCTGCTTCGTGAGCATCATTTCCTGCAACTTGATTAACTTGTGTAACGAATCCAGGCATAATTGAAAGGAATGCATCGTTACCTGAACCTACACCATTAATGGCAAGGTCTTCGATATCATTAGCAAATGCATTGGTCATCAAGCGAACTAGATGATCTTCCAAAGCACCGCCTTCAATATTGTCTTCTAGTGATTCTGTAGAAACTTCCCAGTCAAGACGAATCTTCTTGGTTGTTAGCTCTACCTTTGTGAATGTAGCACCTGCGTTTGTGAAGTCAGGTTGTGCCTGAGCAGCAGCACGGATTACACGCTCACCAACGTTAACCTTTTCGATTTCCATGGTGTTTGCTCTCATTGTAACTCTACGTCCGTCTTTAGCGAGAACTGTTGCATCCCACACATAGTCGATGAAGCGACGAGCCTGCTCTGGTGCTAGAATACCACCTGGTGTTCCAGTTGGATTTACAGCATTTGCGCCTGATGTTGTTCCAAAGTTCGCTGTGGCAATGTTACCAAGCGAAGCAGCTGGAGATAGATTACCGTTTGCATCTGTTGTAGTTGCTGAACCGATTGCACCTGATGCAAAAGCACCGTCGCCGTTGTGGGCATGGTTTTCGGTTGGACTACCTGGATAGTTCTTTACGATATCTGTATTATTTTGTTCCGACATATTGTTCACCTCCTAGTGATTTTATATCTTAGTTGAATAGGTCGGTTGATTTGAGGAAACGACCGCCCCATAGGGATTTTTGAACCTTGGTAGGCTCAAACTGCACGATCTCGCCTAGATCGCCAGACTTGCGGAAAGCGGTGTCGTGCTCTACGGCATCTACTCGCTTACCAAACTCATTAAAGACACCCTTAACATTGTTAACTTCTCCAGATACGGCTTTAACCTCACCAGATACAGTGTCAATAGATTTACTTAGTGCAGCAATTTGGTCATGTAATGACTTTACTGTTGCTGCAAGATCGCCAAAGGCATTTGTAAGAGAATTCTTGATTTCAGCAACTGCCTCAACAATTACTTCATCAGACTTGGTTACATCATTTACGTCTGTAACCTTTTCTCCCTCTTCTGATTTTTCAATAGAAGAATCTGCACTACCATCAATTGACTTCTCTGCATCTGTAGCTTCTGCTGCTGGTGCCTCATCAACGACTGCAGGAGTTTCAATAACTTCTGCTGGTTGTGCCTCTGGAGCGACCTCAACATTTTCAACTGCAGCATCTACTGCTACGTCTGTTGCTTCTGTCATAGGACTAACCTCCTTTGTAATCTTAATTGTGCTAATGCCTTTGGCACTATCAACTAAGAACTTTATCATGTTTACTTTTTCGTTATCATTTTTTTCAACAAAACCTATATTTTGCATTTGCTTTTGTGTTACTGGATGCATTGCTGTTTCGGAATCTGAAACCATTACCATTCCTGTTTCTGCATCATAAAAAATATTTTCTGTTTCAACTTTTGAAAGCATTCCATCAATCACATTAAGGCCATCTTTCTTCTCTATAGAAACAATATTAGCAAATTGATTTGCTGGTGAATCAACTAAAGATAATTCAAAAAGATCATAATCCTTGATTACTCGGATTGTCTTATCCATATCTTCATTATATGCATCATCCCAAGACTTGATGTTTCCACCAATTGAGAATCCAGTGTAGGTTCCATCTAATACCTTTTCCCAGGCATTTTGAGCACCCTTTGAAACATAGGCAGATACATAAACTCCGCTATAGAACTTCTTATCATTTGGATCAAAGTATCTATCTTCTTTAAATGAGACTATCTTTCCAACTGCTGATGGTTGGTGCATTTCTCTTAGGTTCCCACGAAAATTCTTAAATGCTTCTATGCTTGATTCGGTTGTTACAATATCACCTTGCTTGTCAATATTATCAAGGGTGGCAAAACCTGACACCATACGGCGCTCAACATCTACTTTTCCAATAGGCATTGAAAGACGAACATTGTCGCCATCAGTTACCCAATGTGCTTTATTTATAATCATAGCTTATCTATTATACCAAACATTTTAAACATTATCTCAACTACTGAGACGATCTCCCTTCGCCCTGTGCATTTCTTCCAGAGACAGTTGTTGTAGAGTCTGAATTATTATTTGTTCTTTCAGAATCACGTTGTCTATTGCCTGCAAGATTTGCTGCTGCATCAGTTGCCTGACGTGCAGACATTACAAAAGGCTCATCTCCATCTGCTCTTTGTGGAAGGTCTAGCTTCACACGAGCCTCATTTGGAGTCATAACTTGAGTCTTAACATATCTCTCAAGAATTTGTGACTGAGCAATCTCATCAGTTAATGTAAATTCATTAAACTTAAGCTCAAGAATATCTGTCTTTTCTTTAATAATTTTATTTACGACTTTGGCAATATGGCTTTGTGCTGGACGGCAAACTTGCTCTTTAAATGTTCGATCTTGCGAAATAGCTGCAGCAACGCCAGAGCTTTCAGATCCACCAATTTTAGACATAGGCATTTGGTGAGCAATAAAGATATCATCACGATTTTGTTTACGATACTCTTTGAATGATCCATCCTGGATACCATTTTCAACAGCTTCCATTTTAAACTCAACTTTGTTTTGATCGGTATCTCCAGGAAGAGGGATGTATAGAGTTCTATGTGACTGAGACTTTAATCCAGTTTGAAGGAATCTAAACATTTTATCTTCACCGTCAGAAGATAGCTTTGCGCCTTTAAGAGTTACGACATATCTTGGAACTGCTTTATTTTCAAAATAGTCAATGTTGTATTGAGATGCAAGTTGATCACCAATTAAAGATGGAAGGGCAGCAATAATGTCTGGGATTCCATAATATGTATTTAGTGGAGAATATTCTTTATAGTGAATGATTTCATTTGGACGAGCATCTGCTGTCATTGGGTTTGGATTTTTAGCCCCAAAATTTCTAAAGTAAACTACAGAGTTTCCAATAATTTGAACAAAGCCATCATGAAGACGACGGACACGAACTGTAGTTGCTGGGATATGTCCAAGATATCCAATTTCTCCAGTTACAGTTCTTCCTATTTCTAAAAATCCATTTCCTGTAGCTTGAACATCTGTGTAAAACTTTTCCATTGTTTTTGTAAATGAATCATCATCGTTTAAATCTTCTAGCCAGTCCTTAAGTTCAAGCTTCATTCTTTCAATTCTGCGACGAGCACGATCAACTGCTCCTTGATCATCATTCATTTCAAACCTAAGCATTGTTCTATCTGCTACTTCAAATGAATATCCAAGACCAACAACATTTTCTACCTTTGCATCAATAGCAGCATGATTAGCAAAAGATGTATCATAAAAGTTAGCAAGCTCATACATGTTATATGGTGGTGTTATTACATCAAACAATCCATATCCATTACGATATACAGTTCCAGGATTAATAGCTTTTGATGAAGCATCTACTCCAGAAGGTGTTGCATTAGCTGAATCTAAATATGCATTGGTTGCAGTGTTAATTGCTTTTGTTACATTCCGTGCAGTTTTTCTGCGAAAGTTTTGATTAAGACCTGAGTAGTCTTTTAAGTTTTCCCAAGATTTATTAAACGGATCCTGAGAAGCAAAAATGTTTTCATCTTTTTCTTGAGTGTTAAGTCCAACACTTACATATTCATTATTCATCGCTACCATACTTATCATAAGTTTGTCGTGCTGCAACCCAAGCTCCATGATCATTCATAGAAGGAATTAGGCCATTTTTCATTCTGTCTAGTTGTTCTGAATGCTCTTCTTCACTAATTCTTGTAAGACCTGGAACAAAAACACAGGTTCCTTCACCATCATCACCATAATGCATGGCGACTTTTTTTAATTTTGAAATTTGTGAGATATCTCCACGCATTGATTCTATATTTAAGACGCTACCTTCTCCATCTGTAAACCAATTGCCATTAGACTTTTTGTATACGTAAAGACCCCAATTGTAATCTTTTTCAATTACTTTGCGTCGAACGTTGCTAACTTTCTTAAGAATTTCATTATCCATAACCACAAGTATAGCATATTAGACAGGTATACTGACAGATGTCTGCCAAGATGTATCTGCGTATATTTTTAGCTTATCTGCATCAAAAATCATTCCTTCTGAATCATCAATAATAATCTTATTAGTTCCTAAATAGGTTTTATAAACAGTATCTGGACTTACACCATATAGGTTAGAAGTGCCAATTACCAGAACGCCCTGCCATGTAAAGTTGTTTATCCAAAATTGCCAATTAAAGTTAGTTATACCATCAGTCTTAACTTTTAGCCAAGGTCTAACTAAAGTGCTTTGAACCTGTTGTAGGTTATTAGCTTGATAGTAGGCAACATTATTAAATAGCATTGGACCAGTCAAGTTAATACCGCCCAGATATGAATCAAGGTTTAGGGCATCGGTAAATGCTAGTCCAAGGACCCCCCACTCTTTAACAGTAATGACTGGCTCTCTAACTAGTGATCCATTCCAAAAATATGACAAACCATTAAAATCTAGACCAGTGTTTTGACTTTTTGCATAGATTCTTGCTCTATTGCCTTTTTCACTATTTGCAACCATATAGAATTTAATCTTGTCATTTTTATAATTAATCTCAAATAGTTCCGTTGGAATTAATGGGAAATTTTCTTCATCGTATCTCATCCAAAGTTGTGCAGCACTTACACGATAGCTTGATGATAATTCTTGATTTATAGGAACAGCGATTCCACGACTTATTTGTTTATCAAATTCCCCACGAACTTGAATTCCAGTCTTTCTATCTAAGTATAGGTATGGTGTGCTCCCCTTGTATATACTAAATGGATTTTTAGATTTGTAATCATAATATATTCCAGATCTTTTATAAGGAAACAGATTAAGTCCAAAACGAGTTCCAATTGGATTAAAAGAGTTTTCACTTAGTGCTTGTGAAGCAAACTCTAGCTTACTAAGTTTAATTGGTTTTGTTAACGTATTCCTCAAATTAAACTCTAAATGAAAGACAATAGCTAAATCATTAAAGTCAACAGTCTTTGTAGGATATATTAAGGTATTGTCAATAATTTCAAACTTAGTATCAGCCCATTGTGCATGGTTATCCATATCTATTATCTTGTTGCTTTTTGGTGTTTCAGTTATAGTAAAAGAATCCTGTAGGGCATTTGCTCCTTCATCAACATATTGAAATGTTAAATAACTTCTAATTGAAGCGCTTGTAGTGTCATATTCATAATACTTTGCAGATTTTTGCAGCAGATCTTCATAGTCTGCCCATCCAGTGTATAATATATTTCCTAGTTGCTCATATGTTTTTTGAACTGGATTTTTATATTCATTTTTTAAATCAGAATAGGTCCAGTTTTCTACAACTGATTCTGACTCTAGTAGTTTATCTGGTGATGGATACCCAATATTAAACTGTAAGAAATCTAGGTCATAAAATTCATTACCAACATCATTTGTTACAAACTGTGCAAAATATGACAACGGTAAATAATCTTGCCAACTTCCAGATATGCCAATATCTAAAAAGAATTTTCCATACGCTTCTATTGGTAGCAATGTGTAACTTGCTAAGTGAGCTATAAGCGCAATAGCATTGGTTTCTTCTATTGCCCCGCTTTCTGACAAATCATCAAATTTAACAATTCCAGACTCATTAAAATAAGTTGATATTAGTTTATGATTAAGATCTGTTGTAAATCCTAGTGAGTAAATTTTTCCAGAAAACGAATTTATATCTTCTTCATCTCCTGCTACATATACTTTTAGGCTATTTGCGTTACCAAAAAATGCTGAAACATTTCCTCCGAAAGTATTTGATAGTGTATCAATGTCAACCCCAACTGCAAAAAGTTGATCGGATTCAACAGTTTCTGTTGTATATATTGTTTCCTCTATGTCATTATAATTTAATATATATTCGATTAGATTTCCATTAAACCTTATAATAAAAAAGTCATTTGTTAAGGGATTATAGATTTTAATTAATGTTTGAATAGATCCCTCTGCAATTGCTGCTCCACCATCGTATAATTCTGCCCAACTTGATGTGTTGTAATATTCTGCATCGTCAGTCTGTGTTGCAGATGAATTGTAGAGTCCCGCATCAACTAACAAAATTTTACTACTAAATACGCCATATATAGATTTAACTTTGCTATTTAAAATATTTAATTTTGGAAAATTAAAATAGGTCCCTAGACCACTCCAGGTTTCGTTTGGCCTAAATGTAATAAATTTATCTGGAACCGTAAGCCCTGATGAAATCTCTTGAATTTCTTGATTATTTAAATAAAAATTGTTTAATGTTTTTGATCCTAATGAAATTTCAGGCAATGAATACTCTGGTGTTGTTAGTGATGTTGAGGTTGTAACTAAGTTATCAAAATTTCCCTGTTGCCATTGTGCAAAACTTGGGTAGTTATAATTAGCTGTATAGTCTGCAAATGGGTAGTCTATAAATGCCGAAGTTCCTCCGTATGCAGAGTTAATTCCTTCTGGAGAAAGAACTCCCTGTCCATAAACCCATCTTCGTTTAGCAACTATTGTTGGAACCTGATATGAATATATGGCAACACAATCTATTTCTACTGGAGACACATCCTCATATGTATAAAATCCAAGCCAATCTTGTGAATCTCCATTAAGTGTTTCATTTGGCAACTCCATATTGGCAGTATCAATTGTTAAAGATATTACTTCTTCACCGTTTAATATCATGGTTGCAGCATTATTAATTACACGGATCTGAATAAGCATTGGTCTTACCCATTCACCAACAAAGTGCGAAGCAAAGCTATCACCAATAACTAAAGTTAAAAATCCAGACTCTACATATAATCCATCTGATCCAATGATTGGGCCAAATATTCTTTTAGGATTTACAGTATTTGAATTTATTCTTGCCCAAAATTCTACCGTATATTCTTTGTGTCTTCCAACTTCATTTAAAAATCCTTTCCCAGGAATTATTAGAGAGGGGTTTCCAGATGTGTTAGGGATTAACTTGGTAACTCCTGATGCACCAAAAACTAAAGGTATGCTGGTATTACGTGCCAGCAAAGCATTATCATTGACTATGTAGTATCCCTGGTTTGATGAAAGTCCATAAGCTGCTGCTGGAATTACTTTATCTGTAGTAGTGATAGCTATATCAGTTGGAAACACTATTGGAGTGACACCAAGAGATGTGGTATTGAATTCTTCTGACCATTGACCTAAAGTAATACCGTTTAAATAAAATTCATAATCTGTTGAGTTAGCCCCGCCAGATAAATATGTTATTTTAATTACTGCACGTAGGTTTGTATTTTCATTTGGAATTTCAAATGTTTTTGAAATAAATCCCCAATTTTGGAATAAAGTTGTTTCAAAGGTTTCTAATTTTTGGACAATAAGAGAAGTGGTTGTATCTGTATACTCATATCCAATAGATATTGATTTAGTATATGCACTATTTGGATAAAAATATGAGCCAACAGAAAATGTCCCAAGCTCTGAATTTAAATCAGAAAAATTAACAAGATCTGGACTAATGCAAGTTATACTTCCAGTAGCACCAGCAGGGACAGAACCTTGTAGTCGTGTTGTTATACTGTCTGAAAATGGTTCATCACCTATAGTTAATTCTATTGATGTTCCACCAGTAGTGGTCCATTGATTTTCTATATCCCGTTGAGTTTCTGAAATAAGACTAATATAATCAGCCTGATCGTCTAAAGCCCAAAGCACCAAAGGATGCTCTGCGTATATCTTTTCTGCATATAGGTTTGATGGGTTAGACATGATAACCCTATTATAGCAGGATGAGGATTAATATAATTTAATCTCGCAGGCATCTGTAGAGCAATATGCTTCTCCTGCAGCCTCAAGATTTTCTACTCCATCATAGATAGCAGACCAGTCAATCTTACCAATTTTTCCTACATGAGAGTTATATTCTTCACGAGTAATCTCAGTATAAGGTTGTTGTGGATAAGTTTTATTGCCCATTGGAAGGAATGAAACTGCCTTTAGTTGACCTTCATACATATTAAGTGCTGGGGCAATAAATTTAGTTTCCTCTTCTTTATCAAATGACAGAGTTACAGAAACACCATTGTCTGACCAATACTTTTGTGCAGTTGCTGCTAAGCCAATCTTTTCAAATAGGCTAACCTCTTTTTCAGAACGTTTATGCCCTGATGCTATTGGAAAATATACTACTGAAGTATTTGCTGATACTAGATCATCTTCAATTTTATATCCCGCTGCTTTAAATAAATGTAGCATAGGATCTGTATTACCAAAACGAATAGCACGAAGGTAAAACTCACCACCAGGGCCCCAGTGAACTCCAGGAGTAGCACCAGAAAGAAGTGATACAGAGCCTGATGGTTTTACTGTTGTTACACGAATTGATTCACGAACACATAGCCACTCAGAATACTCATGGTCATAATGACGAATCTTTTGATATCCCTCATCCATCCATTCACGAACAGTTGGAAGACCATTCTCATCTGCAAATGATGCAATACCAGTAAGGGATGTTCCAATTCTACGGTTACGTTGCATAATACCGTTTGTTTGTTGCCAATGTGTTGGAAGAAGAGTTACAGTCTTACCGTATAGGTAAGCAAACTTTAATGTCTTAAGAAAATCTTCTTTAGACTCATGACGATTTAAATGAACTTCCACAAGTGTGCATAATTCGTATGATTCTAGTGGTTGTTCTGCACAAGGATTAAATCCCATTACTCTAGAATCTTTTCCATCTGCAGGATCTGCAAGACGACCAAAGTTTCTAGCAACATCAAGCCAAATAAAACCTGGCTCACCATTATCTGCAATTAAATCTACATAGTCTTCATATTTTGTTCCAACTTCAGCAGCAATAGAGTTATTACTCATCCATGCCCATCCTGGTTTATCTGGATCATATGAATTTCTTTCTGGGAATACCTCGGGATTTTTAAGATTGATAAAAGTATCATCTCCTGGAGCACCAAGTGCCAGGGTAGCAGAACGACGAACATTTCCAGAAACAACACAAGTTCCAATAAGATTTACAATATCAACAATAGCTCTGGAATCAAGTGTTTGTCCAGCTCTAGAGCCTATTACTTCATTGATCTTGTCATGTAGTGCAATCAAAGGTGCTGGACCGCTAGCAACGCCACCAAAGCCCTTAATAGGTGCTCCTAGTGGACGGATAAGGTCATAGTTAAACTTTTGGATAGATTGGTTTGGTCGTAGGTATGAATTTAATAACATTCTAACTGAATCTACCCAGCCCTCACGGGTATCTGGAATTTCCCAAACATTTTCTGGCTCTGTAGGTCCATAAATAGGCATATTTTTATCTTGCCCAATAGTATCAAAACCTACACCTATACCTAACATTAAAGCATCCATTACCCAAGCAAAAAGGGCACCTGGATCATTACGATCAATATCACGAGTAGATACCATTGCACAATTTTGAAGGGAAGCAGAATTACGCTTTTCCATAGTCATAGGAGTTCCAAATGCCCATAGTCCACGTCCTGGAGGTGTCCATTTTAATTCAAACATTCTTTGAAAAGCTTCTTGGGCAGACTTCTGTGCTTTGTTATCATTCCAGGGTAGACGATTATCTTTAGCATGATTCTTTTGAACTGAATACATACCCTCGATTACACGACGACAAACTTCATGCCAACGCTCTTTTGTTCCATCATCTTTCATGCGAGAATATGTTCTAATAAAAGTAATTTCTCCCAATGAATTAGATCCTGCATCTGAAAAACCAAATGGTGCTGGGATATTATTATATTTATTTACAAAATCTTCTGATAGACGAAACGAAAAAACTTCTGACATTTATGTTATACCTTTCAAGTATTTGATTGAGGACTTCTCTTTTTTGGAAGTTCTCTTAGTATATCATGCTTTTAAAAAGAAAAACACGCCTGTTTAAGACGTGTTAATCTATAGTTTAGGGTTAGAGCTTTGTTGTTGTTAACTTACTACTAAATTAACAGTTTTTAGAATCCACCGAAGCTTGGACCAAACGATGGTGGGAAGAACGGGAATGAAGGCGGGAAGAACGGTGGGAAGAACGGTGGGAAGAACGGGAAGAACGGAAAGAACGGAAAGAACGGTGGGAAGAACGGTGGGAAGAACGGGAAGAATGGAGGGAAAAACGGAGGAGTTGTAACGCTACCAGATGCAGATGAAGTTACAGAGTTTCCATTAGCATTAGTAGCATAAACAGTATAAGTTTGTGAAGTATTTGCTTCTTGGGTAACAACAACAGATAGCGTTGATCCATTAACTGTTGCACCTTTACCGTCAGAGGAAGCCCATGTGTATCCAGTAATAGTGCTTCCACCAGTTGCTGGAGCAACCCAAGTAACAGTATCTGCAAGAGCTGCTGTTGATACAGTCGGTGCTGTTGGAGTTGCTGGAACAGTGGTTGCTGTAATAGAGCTAGAGGCAGTAGATGCATCTGAAGTGCCAACTGCGTTTGTTGCTGTTGCTGTAAAAGTATAGGCAGTATTAGATTGTAGTCCTGTTACAGTTAATGGTGATGTTGAGCCAGATGCTGTATAGCCTCCAGGAGAAGAGGTAACTGTAAACGATGTAATTGGTGCACCATTTGATCCACCTGATGAAAAAGCTACACTTGCAGATCCATTATTAAATGCACGACCAGTTCCAGCGTTTGTTGCAACAACGCTTACTGGAGGGTTAGGCTTTCCTGCACCCTGAAACCCAAGACCTCTTACACCAGCTCCTCTACCACCAATAATAGGCATCTGCTATTCCCCTTTATGCGAACTTTGTTTGTGATCCAAATGCTGTAAAGGCAGCATCTCCTGTTTTTACTATAGTATATGAATAAATATCAATACTGCTTGCATTTCCTGCTGATGGAGCAGTTCCATTTTGCCATTTTGGAGTTACAGAAGAACCATCAATTTGGAATCCTGTTTGATAATATGGAGTTAAACCATTTGTAACAAAGAACACAACTGTTATAGAGTCATTTGTAGCAAGACTATCATTAAGTGTAGCTCCTGAGCTTCCACGAACATTTAGTGTCCAGTTAGCACTTGCATTTGATGTGTAATATAATATACCGCTTGTTAAAACGTCCAAAGGAATTGTTCCACTTGCTGCAGTTGCAGATACTGTTAAACGCTCTTCTGGTCCACGAAGGATTGTGTTTATATTTAAAGCATTTGTTAGTGTTGGAGCAGTTCCAAAAACTAGTGATCCAGATCCTGTTTCATCAGTTATAGCTGATAAAAGGTTTGCTGATGAAGGTGTTCCAAGGAATGTGGCAACTCCTGTTCCAAATGCATCTGTTCCAGCAAATTTTAATGTTTTACCAGAAGCAAGATTAATATGCTCTGAAGATGTCCATGAGTCTGTAGCATCTACCCAGTTAAAGGTTTTATCGGTTGCACCCTTTAATGTGATACCGCCACCATCTGCTGTTGTGTCTGTAGGTGTTTCAACATCACCAAGAACAACGTTTTTGTCTTCTACTACAAGGCTGGTTGAGTTAATATTTGTTGTAGTTCCGTTTACTGTCAAGTCCCCAGAAATTGTTAAGTTAACTGCTGTAGCAGTTCCAGTAAATGCTGGCGCTGCAAGTGGAGCTTTAGCATCTAGTTGTGTTTGAATTGCCGAAGTTACTCCATCTACATAGTTTAACTCTGTAGCGGTAGCAGTTACTGCAACGTCTTCGTTAATCTTAGGGCTTGTTAAAGTTTTATTTGTAAGGGTTTCAGTTCCAGCAAGTGAAGCTACATCGGCATCGCTAACTGCAGTATTTAGTTGAGCAAGAGTTGATGTAACTGTGTTTGAGCCAAGTGATATTGACTTGTTTGAAAGTGTATTTGTTGATGATGCTGTTACTGTAATATCGGATGTAAGTGCTACTGTGCCTGTTGCATCTGGGAAAGTAATTGTGCGATCTGCGCTAGGGTCTCCTGCTGAAAGAGTCAGCTCAAAAGCATCTGCAGTAGAACCTTCCATTGTAATTGTTGAAGTAAATACTCCGATGTCTGTAATATCTGAAAGGTTTCCAGTTGTAATAACTGTTCCTGTTACGTTAGGAAGGGTAATTGTGCGATCAGCAGTAGGGTCTGTTACTTGAAGTGTAGTTTCATAAGAATCGGCGGTAGCACCTTCAAAAGTAATGCTAGTTCCAAAAGCAGGATTTACTGTGGAGTTAATATCAGAAAAATAATCTAGATCAGCCCAGTGGTTTGTTCCATCGCCAATTTTAAATTTATTTGTGTCTGACTCCCAGCCCATTTCACCAGCATTTAATACTGGGTTAGCAGAGGTCCATTGAGAGGCAGTTCCTCTACGCTGTTGCATTCTTGTTGCCATTTAGAGCTCCTTCTGTATCCCCTGTTATATTATATCAGACAATTAGTTAAAATTGTCAGTTGCTACTCCGCCATCGTATGTTGCTTCAAATGATGCTGTATTGTATAGTCCAGCACTTACAAGAACACCTGGTTCATTGTATGAGCCACCACTAATAAATGTGCTAACAATTAGTCCGCTTCCATCAATTGAAGTATCATGTATATGGTCTTTTAATGTTTCTGCATCTTCAAGGGTTGCAATTGCTACCCATTCAGAATTATAATAAATATGAACACGTTCTGTTAGCGTATCAAACCATAAATTTCCATTTGCTGGAGATGCTGGTTGTGTTGTTCCAATTGTTGGTGATCCAACAGCTGTATCTACATATAATTTTGTTGTTGCATGTGCATTTTCAGTAGGAGTGGCAACTGTAACAGTTCCTCCAAAAGTTCCGCCATCGGCAACGTTAATGCCATGCTTTACTTTAAAGTCTCTATTAAATGTTGCCACAATCTACCTCTTTCTAATTATGCTTCGATATAAACTTTGTTAACTTTAACAACAGTATCTGATGCTGCGCCAGTAACCTGAAGAAGAACGTTTCCACCGCTGTAAACAGCATCGGTTGTTCCTAGTTGGGCATTGCTGATTACATCTGCATACTCTGTTAAGTAAACGTTATTTGATCCATCAACTGTAACAAGCAGTTCAATTACTTCAATGTCAGTTCCCTTTTTCATTTGAACAATATACTTTGCAGATGAATAAGTTGTTGCTGACCATGTGTCAATTGTTGTTGCTGAAGTTGATGCGGTTGCTGTAGCAGTTCCAAGCAAAGCATCTGTCAGTGTGATAGATGTTGCTGTTGCTGCACCAATATTTGGAGTAACAAGAGTTGGTGTATTAGCAAATACTAGAGCACCAGTTCCTGTTTCATCAGTTACTGCTGAGATAAGGTTTGCAGAAGATGGTGTAGCTAAAAATGTTGCTACGCCAGCTCCAAGACCTGAGATACCAGTTGCTACTGGAAGACCAGTTGCGTTTGTCAAAGTTCCTGCTGATGGGGTTCCAAGATCAGGAGTTGTCAATGTTGGAGATGTAAGAGTCTTGTTAGTAAGAGTCTGTGTGCCTGTTAATGTAACTACTGTTGAATCAATATCAAGAGTGTTTCCAGTCTTGTCTAATCCTGTTCCAGCAATTATTTGTCCAAGACCAGTAAACTGGGTAAAGGTAAGTCCTGTAGTTCCAACTGTGATTGGACCATTTGTAGTTAATACATATCCAGAATCTGCGTTAACAGTTCCTTCTTCTACGAATACCGCAAAACTTGCAGTAAGTTCTGCACCTGTGTCTGCATCTGCTGCACGAGTAAAAGTTGGTGATGCATCTCCACCATAAACATAAATACCATTTTCAGATGTAGTTGTTTGATTTTTTACTAAAAGCCTGTCTCCAGTGTCGAAAGTAATGCCATCAAATACAGCTGGACTTGCTCCACCATATCCAACGAAAAACATATTTGCAGTTGTAGCAGCTTTAACTGATGCTTTCCAGTCAATACCTTGTGCTGCTGAATCTACATAAGACTTTGTTGCTGCATCTGTTGCATCAGTTGGTGTTCCAAGACCTGTGATCTTGTTTGTTCCCATTGCAATTGCACCAGTCATAGTGCCACCAGCAAGTGCTAATTTATTTCCAAGATCTGTTGTAAGTCCTGAAATTTTTGACTGAGCAATTGCTGCAGCAGAGTTGATGTCTGCATCTACAATTGTGTCATTAGCAATCTTTGCTGAAGTAACTGCCTGATCTACAATTTTTGCTGTTTCTACAGAGTCTGCAGCAAGTTTACCAGCAGTTACGTTAGCATCTGTAATTTTTGCTGTGGTTACTGCGCCATCTGCAAGTTTACCAGTGGTTACGTTTAAGTCTGCAAGTTTACCAGTAGTTACGTTTAAATTTTTAATACTTGCTGTTTCTACAGAATCTGAAGCCATCTTAGCAGCGGTTACATTACCATCTCTAATGTTTGCTGTTTCAACTGCGCTAGTTGCAAGTTTTGCTGCTGTTACGTTAGCATCTCTAATGTTTGCTGTTTCAACTGCGCTAGTTGCAAGTTTTGCTGCTGTTACGTTAGCATCAAGAATCTTTGCGGTTGTAACTGAGTCTGAAGCAAGTAGTGTTGCTGTAACTGTGCCAGTATCACCAGTTGTAATTACGGTTCCTGATACGTCAGGAAGTGTTATTGTGCGATCTGCTGTTGGGTCAGTTACTGTAACTGTTGTTTCAAAATCATTTGCTGTAGCACCTTCAAATACAATGCTTGATTCAAAAGATCCAACTGCTGCTGGGGCTGCCCACTTAACACCATTGGTTGCTGAATCATCTGCTGTAAGAACGTAATTATTTGTTCCAACTGCAAGACGAGTTACCGCATCTGCACCAGAGGCTACTAGCAAATCACCTTTTGCATCTACTAGTGCTTCTGTTAATATATCATGTGAGTTAACGGTCGCAGTTGATCCTTCAACTACAAGTCCCGCTTTTACTCTAAAATCTTTTACTACTGTTGCCATCTTATATCTCCTTGGTTAGGCCTTTAATCCCATACGCATGTAGCGTAGAGTTATAGGTGTTATTCCCCCTACTGGAACAACAGTTAGTGAAACTGTATCTCCAGCCCGTGAAACAGAGATGGTGCCAATATTCCCATCATTATCTATCGTTCCATACTGACTGACGCTAACATCTACTCCGTCAACCAGAATATCCATTGATGTAGTGAAAAACTTGTTTGCTCCACCAGCTACATATTTAATAGAGATTACGTATTTCATTGATCTAAACTCAGTTGCAGAAAAATTATCAAATACTGTTGAATTTTCAATACCATTGATTGTTGATTCATTATTGCCATCTGATCCAAGATCAGTGGACCTAGCAGAAGCACTATCGATTAGGTCTTCATAGTTTGCTTGTGTTGGGCGGTCTCCTGTTTGGAAGAGGGCCTTTACGTTTGCTATTGATATTTTCGCCATAATGGAATTATATCATATATTTTAAAGTATATAGTTATTGATTCCGATTATTTGAAGTCCAATACCTGGAATTCCAGCATTTGCTCCTAAGAGTCCGATGCTTGTAAATCTAACTCTAAATGGAAGAACTTCAATAGCAATAGAGGTTTTTTCATTTTCAATAACATTTAATTCTGGATAGTCTGTTTCTTGCATAGATGCAAAAAAAGGTTTCACATCTGTAATGATTGCTGAACTAGTAAGATCATTTAGTTCTGTTAGTGGATAACTTTTTGAATTTATTTCTGAAGGTATAAACCCTTTTTCAATTATAACAACTGATGCCATTATGACTCCTCGTTGTTTGTAATATCCTCAACTATAATCATTGATCCACGAGCAACAGTCCATACACGGGTTGCATCTCTTAATTCAATATCAAATATATCTCCAGTATTTAAGCTTCTTGATTCGGCAGATGTTAAAGATACTGTAAATTCTCCTAGACCATCTCCAATTTCCGCTTCTGGAAAAATTGTTCTTACATGTGCTGCAGTATTACTATCTATGTCTCCTGCTACAGTTGGTCTTTTAATTTCCATTTCAATATCCCAGTCAGCAATTACTAATGGGTCTTTGTTGTCATCTGTAACATATACTCTAAATGCTGCTGTGTCACCCTTTACGACTGTCCAAGTAACCGTTGGTGGTTTAGAGCCAATGGAATAAGAATCCTGTCCTGTAGTTCTAAATGTTGCCATTATAATAAGCCTTCCTTAAGTGCTCCCCAAGTTGATGCTCTTGATCTAGGAGATGTAACAATAATAACACCAGTTGTTGAATCAGATTTTGCAACAACGCCAACTGTTACAACATTTGATGCTGGCTTAGTTGCTGTGAGTCCTCCACCAGCTGCAACATATAACACATTTCCAGCGGTATATGAATTAGTATTAATACTAGAAAAAACTCCAGAGACAATAATAACCCCATCAGTAGAATTTCCAATATTAGATTGAGCTAATCCTACTACTGGGAATGTTCCTATAGTTGATGCATTTGCTTTTGCAATTGTTGGTTTAGTTGAATACCCTGAAATATATACTGGATCACCTTTTGCAATTGATACTCCGCTAACATTTCTAACTTCTAATGTATGATATGCAACTCCAACAATGGCTGGTAGCATTAAGTCAATTGCTTCAGCTAATGATTGAATATCTCCGTGAACATCAACGGGATCTGTTGATAATGGGAACGGTAAATCATAGGTAGATGTCTGTCCTGAAGCCATTTATCCATTATACCACCTGTGAAATATTAATTTATTAATTTTATAAAAAATGTTATCAAAACTTGCTTTTTACCTAGAATTCATGTTATACTTATATCATGCTACCGACTGGTAGCAATTGTTCTCTAGGAGGTTATTATTATGAGAAGAGACAAGAAGGCTTGGATTGGAATCCTATCTTTAGTTGGATTATTGGCACCTATAAGTAATCAGGCTAATGCTATAAGTGTTACAGTTGATAATAATTTACTAAGTAAAACGTCAGTTAAATCTGTTGATCCCGCCCCCAAAGGGGCATTTTTGGTTTCTAAGGTTAGAAATCAAGTAGCACTTAAAAAATACAAGAATGCAGATAGTCTAACCGACTACCAGTTAATTGATTTGCTTAAGGCTGTAGGGTTTACTGGAACAGGTTTAAAGACTGCTTGGGCTGTAGCTAAAGCAGAGTCAAATGGTAGGCCTTTTGCCTTTAATGGTAATGAAAAAACTGGAGACAATTCTTACGGGGTATTCCAGATAAATATGATTGGCCACCTAGGTCCTGATCGTAGAGAAAAGTTTGACTTAGACTTTAATGCCGAATTATTTAGCCCTGTCAAAAATGCAGAAATTGTATTTCATATGACTAAGGGTGGAACAGATTGGAAAGCTTGGAAATATGCTAAGACTCCTGCTGTTCAAAAATGGCTAAAGAAATATCCTAATAAATAAAAATTAAATACAGATAAAACCCCTGGATTATTCTGGGGGTTTTATTTTTATCTAAATATAGAATTATTTATATGGCTAATATTTATACTATTTACATTAAAATGACTTGGTAACGAAGATACCCAAAGAATAGACTGAGCAAGATCTTCTGCCGTCAATGCATTGTCCTTCTTTTCTGATTGAGTATCAATTGTTCCAGGACAAATTTCAGTAATCTTAATATTATATGATGGGAACTCTATTCTCATGGTTTCCAATAAGCCAATTTGTCCTCTTTTAGCATTTGTATAATTACCACCGCCAGGATAGGGAACATTGCCTCCTATAGAAGTTACAAAAATAATTGTTGGAGATGTTGATCTTTGCATACACGGAACAAAAAGTTGGGAAAGATACATTGGTCCTGAAACATTAATGTCATAGGCAATCCTAAAATTTACCATAGTTTCTTCTATAATATTTTTGGGGTTTGAACCACCTCCAGCATTATTAACTAAAAGATCTAAAGTAATATCTTTATATTTTTCAAAAAAAGATTTGATTTGACTTTCATCTGTAATGTCTAATTGATAGGTTTCAACATTATCAAAATTTGATTCTTTTAATTTTGACAAATTTCTAGAAACAGCAATAACCCGATATCCATTTTCAGATAAAAGTTTGACTGTGGCATATCCAACACCTTTACTTGCTCCAGTTACTATAGCAGTTTTCACTAATTACATCGTTCCCTGGCTATTATTCCACGGCATATCATTATGTATCCAATGCGCTGGAACCATATATTTAAATCCTGTCTTTACAGTATGCGCTGTATGATAATATGGTGCAGAGGATGGAAAAATAATTATACTTCCTGCTTTAGGCTTAACTCCAAATGCTATTTGATTATCCGCCACCGCTATATCATAATCAATATTTGGTTGTGGTGTCAATCTTACATCTTTGTAGGGAGACATAATAAAAGAAATTTCTCCTCCTTCAAAATCATCATTAAGATACATCACTAAAGAATATCTTAAAGTCTTATCTCCATCCAATTGATCATAATGCGATCCCATTCCAACTCCCGCTTTATATTTTTTAATATTAAAAGTAGGAAAAAGTCTTGGTTCATCACTATCTCCCATTGCTTTAGCATAGTCTTTACAGACATCATAAAAAGATTCTGTAATTGTATTGTAAATAAAATACATTTTGCTTTTTAAAGGTTCTTCTAGTCTATTAATTTGATCTAAATCAAAAATTTTAGTTACGCCATATACACAACTTTTTTCATTAGATGCTGTCCACTCTAGCCATGAAGAAGAATGAGTTTTGATTTCAATTAAATCGATCTCATCTATAGTTGACATTAGCTCTGTAAAATTCTTTACTCCATCTGGGTAATAATATACTTTTTCTTCTAAAATTTCTTTTTTCATTTTAATTTTACCAATCTTATAATATTAGTGAATCCAGTGTTGTGGAACCATATATTTAAATCCACTTTTAACCAAATGTGCGGTATGGTGATATGGTGGTGATGGTGGAAATACAATAATACTTCCTGCCTTTGGTTTTATAGCAAATGTATAGTTTTTACCTTTTTCTGCTGGGTCAAAATCTGGATTTGGAGAAGATTCTTGTAGGATTCCTCCAGGGGATGCGATGGTAAAAGAAATTTCTCCACCCTCGTAATTATCATTTAGATACATAACAAAAGAAACCTTTAATCTATCATCTCCTTCTTGTTGATCAAAATGAGCACCCATATATGTGCCAGCCTGATATTTTTTAATTGGATACATAGGAAAAAGTTTTGGCTCATCAGTTATGCCCTGTGCTTTTGCATAATCTTTTGCTACATCATCAAAAGCTTTTTGTAATGTAGAATAGATGTAGTTGTTTTTTTCATCATTTGTATTTGAAGCAGAAATATTTTTATCTGTTCCATATACATAGTGTTGTCCGCTGCAAGCTGCCCATTCTCCCCACGCATCCGCATTATCACTTTCAATTGCGTCAACAAGTGCCTTGGGGTCTTCTATTACATTTGTATAGTAATAAACCTTTTCTTCTAGAATTTCTTTATTCATATTATCTCCTTTTTAGTATTTATTGTTTTCATAAAAATTTTTAACCTTTATAAAACCCACCAAAACATATCTAATTGGTCCTGGCCCAACATGCCTTACTCCGTGGTTATAGTCTTTTGTTCCTGGAAATAAAAGAAGTGATCCTTGTTTTGGCTTTAATTCTATATTATGATTAGAAAAGAAAAGTTCTCCTTTTGAATACTCTTCATTCAAATAAAGAATTGCAGCATGTCTAATAGATGGGTCTGTATCTTGATCTGTATGTGGCTTTAACTCTACCCCCTCTTGCATTCTTTGAATAGTTGCAAAACCACTAAGGTCTAATGACTGATCTGCTTTTTTTACAAGATCTCCTAATCTTTTATAAATTTTTAATTGAATTTCAGTATTTAGTATATTAAAATTTTTATCTTCCCAGTTTTGAGTAAT